AGGGCTACACACAGTATTTCGGGGCCGCTTTCGACGATTCGGAAGAGTTGAGCCAATTGGCCACTACCGGCGCCGCTGTGATCGAAACGTCGCAAGTCGTTCCCGGTGTCGAGTGGAATTGATGCGCGATCTCGCTCCATCATCCAACGACAACGCCCCGATGTATCTCGCTGTGGTAGCCTAAGGAACATTGATGGCCGTAGACCTAGACCCGATAGCCGACCCTGACGCCGACCAGGCCACGAAGGAGCGTTCCCAGCGCCTAGCCTCTTTTTGGAAGGAGGCCATCGATGAGGTCAAGGACGGTACGCGCAAGTACCACAGGCGCGCGGATAGAATAATTCAACGCTACCGCGACGAGCGCAGCCGCGTGGACGAGGAGTCCCAGCGCCGCTACAACATGCTCTGGGCTAACACTCAGGTCATGCGGCCGGCGATCTACGGCAAGGCGCCCCAGCCCATATGCGAGCGTCGCTTCCGCGACAAGGATCCGGTGGGCCGCCAAGCCGCCCAGATGCTTGAGCGCGGCCTGCGCAACGAGGTCGAGGTCAACGGGTTCCACGGCGCCATCAAGCGCGCGGTCATGGACTACCTGCTCCCCGGCACCGGCCAGGTCTGGGTCCGCTACGAGCCCGAAATTCAAGAGTCCGTCTCGATCCCGATCGAGGACGAGATGGACCTGCGCGACACCCAGGGCCAGATCGTGCCAGAGGACGAGGATACCGGCGAGGATGACCCGGAACTGATCGAGTCCGAGGAGAAGCTGCGCTCCACTGGCGACCGCATTGCCAGGGAGTCGGTGCCGGTCGACTACGTACCCTGGAAGGACTTTTTTACTTTCCCGTTCCGCGCCCGCATCTGGAGCGAAGTTGTCGCCGTTGGCAAGCGGGTCCACATGAGCCGCGACCAGATGAAGCGCCGGTTCGGCGATGTGGTCGGCAAGAAGATCCCGCTCCAGGGCGAGGGTCGGATGGACCGACGCCAGACCGAGACCCTGGTCCACGAGGACGACGAGGACAAGAAGGGCGAGGTCTACGAGATCTGGTCACGTACCAACGAGACGGTCTACTGGGTCGCCGAGGGCTACGACTTCCTCTGCGACATGAAGGACGACCCGCTCAAGCTGGAGAACTTCTTCCCCTGCCCCGAGCCACTCTATGCCAACCCGACCAACGACACCCTGATCCCGGTGCCATTCTACGTCCAGTACCAGGACCAGGCGATCCAGGCCGACGAGCTGACCCAGCGCATCTCCATGCTGACCAAGGCGTGCAAGGTCGCGGGCCTCTACGACGCATCCAACAAGAACCTCCAGCGCCTGCTCGACGAGTCGGTCGAGAACGAGCTGATCCCGGTCGACAACTGGGCATACTTTGCGGAAAAAGGTGGCGTCAGCGGCCAGATCAGCCTCCTACCCCTGAAGGAGATCATCGGCGTCATTAACGAGCTGACGGGTCTCAAGGAGAAGGTCATAGCCGAGGCAGACAGGCTGACGGGAATCACCGACGTCATGCGCGGCACCACCGACGAGCGCGAGACCATGGGCGGCCAGAGGCTCAAGACCAACGCCGCGGGTACGAGATTATCTGAATTGCAGAACGAGGTCGCCCGGTTCTGCCGCGATGTGGTCAGGCTGATGGCCGAGATCATGAGCGTCCACTTCTCGCCCCAGAGCCTGATCGAGGTGTCGGGCGCGCTGTTCGAGGAGGGCCTGGGTTCCCCCGACATGCCGCCCATGTCCATGTTCGCGCCGCCCTCACAACCAGGAACGCCCCCAGGGTCGCCAGTCAGCCCTCCACAGGCGCCGGGCCAGCCACCCCAGGCGATGCCGCCACGGCCGCCTATGGCGCCCCCGCAGGCTCCCAGGCCCGGAATAGGGGCCGTGTAGCGTGGAACCCAATGTTGTGCCGTTCCAGCGGCCGGGGATGCCGCCTCCAGGCGGTCCGCCGCAGTCGCCCTCTACCCAACCTGGGCAGATTCCTACCCAAATTGGGCAGACCCCACAGCCGGGAACGCCCCCCGACATGCCAGGCCAGCCCCCGCTACCCCCAGAGCTCGCCCAGAAGATGGAGGGTCTCAAGCGCATAGCGGCGGCCATCAACCTGCTGCGCGACGAGAACCTGCGCGGCTTCCGGGTCGACATCGAGGTCGACTCGACCGTCTACGGTGACGCGGCCCAGGAGAAGCAGGACCGGGTCGAGTTCGTCGAGTCGGTGACCAAGTTCATCCAGGTGAGCGCCCAGGTCGGAGCGCAGATACCCCAGGCCGCGCCGTTGTTCGGCAAGATGCTCCAATTCGCGGTCCGGGGCTTCCGGGTCGGGCGCGACCTTGAATCGACCATCGACGACTTCGTGGACGAGATGGACAAGCTCGCCCAGCAGCACGCTGCGGCGCCTCCCCCGCCTAACCCTGAGCAGGTCAAGGCCCAGGCGGCCCTGGCGACCGCACAGTCGGACCTGCAGCAGGCCAAGATCAAGTCGCAGAGCGATCTGCAGCAGACCCAGCTCAAGGGGCAGGCCGACACCCAGCAAGCTGCGGCAGAGGTTCAGCGCCAGCAGGTCGAGGCCCAGGCCGAGCAGGCCAACTCCCAGGCCGAGATGCAGCGCTCCATGATGGACATGAGAATGCGCGCCATGGAGATGGAGATCGAGAAGTACAAGATGCAGGTCCAGATCCAGCAGATGCACATCGACAAGCACAAGGCAACGCTGGAGGCGCTCAGGCCGCCCGAGCCGCCGCAGCAGGCCAGCTTGGGCAAGCCGCTGTGAATAAATCTGATGCCCTTGCGATCATCGCTATCCGCATCGTCCAGGCGCAGGGCGCTGGACTGAAGGCCACGGCAGAGTCATGGCAGGACTACTACAGGAACGTGGAGGCACGGCCCGAGGACGAGATCATCGCGGCCTCGTCACGTACATCAACTTCGCCCGGCTCATGGTCGAGCGCGATAGGAAGATTCTAGGATGGACCACAAGAGCAGGAGAACGGATGTCTAAGCTGCAGAACATAGCCACACGGGCGCCCCAGATCGTGGCAGACCTCGAAGATGCTGCGGACAAGTTGGACTCCCGGCTGACCGCGCTCCAGGCCAAGGGCCACACCGCGTTCGGCAAGTGGAACGACCACCTAGCTGAGCAGGAATCGGCCATAGCGGTGGCCGAGGACGCCATCAACAAGCTGTCCAACGGTGGCCCCCCTTTGGAGGGTTCATCGCCGCCATCGCCGCCAACAGCGGCAGTTCCCTTTCGCCAGCCCGGCGCGGGCGGTGGCGCAGCCTAGACCTGAGGTTCACGTGAGCGGGCACCCCCACTTCGGGGCGCACTTCGTGAACCCCAGGCGGGGAGGGAGTGGAGCGTGACAGTCTACAGATGGATAGGCCCCGGCAACGTGGTCGAGGCGCGCTTAGCGTCGCGCCGCTCGAACGGGAAGAGCATCCACGTCATCCGCGACGAGATGGACTCGACGTGGCACCCCGGCAACGGGCGTCGCTACACCAGCAAGGCAAAGTTCCGCCAAGCCACGCGTGACGCTGGCTGCGTCGAGGTCGGCAACGACCCGGCGATCTACGCTAGGCCACGGGCGCCGGTCGAGTTCAACCCGACCGTCAGGCGCCAGCAGATACGGGAATCGATCAGACGGCAGCTGCACGGAGGACGTGCTTAGAATAACCAGGGCCGGACAATCCCGCCCGAGAAAGGATTGCAATGCTAAAGTTCACCGACAAGTTTCTCCCCTACTACGGCCCCGAGACCGAGACCGGACTGCCCGAGACGGCCCCGGTAACGCCGCTGCCGGATGCCGGAAGTTCCGGCGCCGCGGAACCTGCCCCGCCTGCCGGGAAGGCAGAGAAGCTCAGCATCCGCCAGTCCCTGGAGAAGGGATTCGCCGATGCCAAGAAGGCCGAGCCCGCCGCGCCCGAGCCCAAGCAGCCCAAGGCCGCCAAGAAGCCGGCGCGTGCCGCCGACGAGATGCGCCAAGAGGCCGAAGGAACCACTCCTGAGCCAGCCGAAGGCGAAGCGCCGGCCGGGGAGGCTGCCGCACCAGCCGAGAAGCCTGCCGCACCAGCTCCGACAGCGTGGCCCAAAGAGGCCAAGGAAGCCTGGGCGGCACTGCCCGAGCAGGTCCAGAAAGCCGTCCTCAAGCGTGAGGTAGACACCCAGAAGGGCGTCGACGAGCTCAAGAACAAATATTCCGAGATCGACCAGGCCATCGCGCCCCACGTCGAGGCCATCAGGCGTCACGGCCATACCCCGGCCCAGGCGGTCAACCAGATGTTCGCCTGGTTCCAGGCGCTGGCTGGCAACCCTGATGTCGCTTTCCCGGCTCTGCTCCGGTCGTTCAACTTTAACCCAGCCAAGCTGGTGCCCCAGCAGCAGGCCCAGCCCGCCGCGCAGCCGGGAAGTCAAGCTCAGCCTCAGGTCGGCGCGGATGGAAAGCCAGTCGCCCAGCCCGAGGGCATCGTACCTCCCGCGGTCCAGGGCTACATCGACCAGATGAGCCAGAAGCTGGCCCAGCTTGAGCACGCTTTTACCCAGCAGATCGGCCAGGTCCAGAACACTTTCCAGCAGCAGTCCGAGGCCAAAACCCAGGAAGTTCTGATGAACTGGGCCAAGGACAAGCCGCACTTCGAGAAGGTTAGGGTGCGGATGAGCCAGCTCATTGCGTCTGGAGCTGTTCCATTAAAGGACGGCCGCGTCGACCTGGACGGCGCCTACGAGCAGGCCGTGTGGTCGATGCCAGAGGTGCGGACCGAGCTGCAGGCGGCCGAGAAGAAGGCCCAGGCAGATGCGGCCATTGCTGCTGCGGCCAAGGAGAAGGCCGCCCAGCAGGCCGCCGCCGACAAGGCGCGCAAGACAGACGTTTCGCTGCGGCCGTCGGCTCCGGGCCAGACCCCGGTCCCGGCACGCAAGAAGGGGCGCACAGTCAGAGAGTCCATTATGGATGCCAGGGATGAATTGGCGGTCTAGGGAACCTTTCACCCAGCCGGGGGTTGAGAGTAGCGCGTAATTGCGCAGAAAGTAGGACCCCATGGGCGGTTTAATCGGTTT